GTGCATTGAACCGGCTTGATGTAGACGTCGAAGTCGTTCCCGGTGAACTGGGACAAGGGAGTAGCATGGTTTGCACCTGCATTGATTTCCGCCAGCCACAGACCATCAGCCATCCAGAAAGCCACACCCACATGGGTGTAGCGTGATCTGGTAAAGAAACGGGTAAATGGAGCCAACAGCCCTTTTGTACCGCAGACAGCAATCAAATCACCGTCTTGAATCTGTGAACGCGCTTCGACGTAGTTCATAATCTGCCTTGTTTTAGTTATTCAGCAAATCGTACAGGCCAGTTGCCACTGAAGTCATACGACAGTGAATCAACAGAACTGATCATGGCTTGTCGGTGACTCTCGGCACAGCTAAACAGTGCTGATTCTAATACGATCCCTGCGTCGCGAATATCACGCAACAGTCCTATACTCATAGAAACATACTCACCGCTCATGGTTTTCCAGGCGTTGTGTACGACGTATTCCGTCGGCAAGTTTTTTTCAATGGCCAGTGACAGGAATGTGGCGTAATGAGCACGGCTCATTTCATCTGAATGAAACCAGTGATTACCAGTATGAAAGCCACCACTCTTGCGTGCATCACGTTCCATCTCGATCGGGAACCATGCTTGGCGAGTCACTGCATAGTGCGCCGCGGCCAGGGTATTCATGCCCATGCCCGCCACTACTGCTGCGCTGTAACTGAGAAAGCCAAAGTCAATTGAACCGAACTGGGTCAAATCAGCCAGGTGCGCAGGCGTCAAACCACCCAGGCCATTAATATTGCCAAAGGTTTCAGGTAGTTCACCACCCGATAGCACCTGTTTTGTCGCCAGATTGCAAAGGTAATAGGTTTTCATTTGTCGGTCCTTACAACCATGGAGTATTTTTTGGTGCTGTGGAACATGCGCCGGTAAAAACCAGCCATGTGCGAAGCAAAACGATAATTGGCTACTGCGTTTTCACGCTCGGTTGGGGCACCACATTCAGCGGTGAAGTTGTGACGTCGAAACGGGATCACCTGCAACAGCGGTGTGCCGGCACGAATAACGAACTCACATTCCTCCAGTGGAGAGAAGATAAAGTTGACGGTGTCGAACTTGTCGTAGACTACCTCACCAGGATAAACAAACAGCTTATCCAAGAAAGGCGAGTGCATGACGGCCGGCAGAATCTGGGCTGAGATACCACGCTTGGCCATGATCGAATACGGTACCGGAATCTTCAAAACCACCCGCTTGACGCTGTCCTTGATTGGGGCCATGCCATCAACCAAAGCAAAGTTCATTGGCACCGCTTTTATTGCGTCCATGGTGTTGACGCCTTCCATACGCACCGAGACACCTTGCTTGTTGGCTTTGATGTGAATGTCGCACCATGCCGAGATAATGTAACCAGCTTGCAGGTAGTCCCACATGCCAGGACAATGAGCCAGCTTTACTGGAGGATTAGCATACTGACTGCGCAGCCATTCCGCTTTAACCGTGCGGGCAGCCTGCACTGGAAAGGTAATGTCGGCACGCACATGCTTGGCCACAAAGCGGATATCCGGTGAGGCTGCGACGTGCAATCGGTCACAGAGTTGGCGCCACAGATTAAGCAAGCAATTCATCGTGGCTCCCGTAGCTCTTTGGTGTAATAGCTTCCACGCAAGCGCTGGGTCCGAATTACTTTGTTGTGATCAAACACATCGCCCGGCGACATTTTACGCACCAGCATTTCAATGTCAGTGGTGTCCCGTTTGAACGGGATCGCTGTCACCAGGGGTGTACCGGCCTTGACGATGCCATCGTAATCAGCCACATGCCAGATAGCGGGGAAATTGATTTCGGACGGGTAATTGTCGGTGTCAACCACGGCTGATAGGCAAGTAAAACGGTCTTCAGTACCGTTAATCGGCGCCACGAACAGCGTGGACCAGCCAGGTGGAGTCTTGATAAGCCACTTGTTGATGAACTTCACTGCCGGGAACTTGCTCAGATTGTTGGCCGGCCCACCGAGTTGTGCCACAGGATGCTTGTCGGCTACCGTGGTTTGGGTAGGACCGATTGTCATGTTCTTGGCGTGGTCGGTACGGATATTCACATCAGCGAACAGCGGAATTATATATCCCAGCGACATGGCATCCATCAGCGGCAGGCAGCGTTTGGCGGTTGATCCTACCGCACCAAACTGGTCACGACCACCATCATCAACCCCTGGCTTGATCTTCTTAAACCAGTCAGGCATACGCTTACCCGCGGAGATAGGCTCTGGGATAATTTCCTGATATTCCGCAGTGCAATAAAACTCGATGACCGGTACCGGTTCTGGCGGAGCTTCAACACCGTAATTACGGGCAGCGAGCAACATGTGGGTAAGGAATGACATCATCGTACCTTCTCACCCATGGCCCAGGTCACCAGGGATAGCCGTTTGCCGGTAATAACTGGTTCGACCTTGTGTGGTACATGCGAATAGAAAAGCACGATGTCGCCTTTCATGGGACGGTACTTTACCGTGTGGGCTTGGTCACCACCGCTGTTGAGCAGTAAAGTACCGCCTTCGTATTCTTCCGGATCGGTCAACATCAAGCTGATCGACAGTTTGCGGTAGCCCAGCGGATCGGCCGCTTTTTCAATGACGTCGATATGCCAGTCGTAATGACCGCCAGGCAGATACTGGGAGAACTGAAAGCTATCAAAATGCACCAGATCAAGTTGAAACTTTTCATGGTTGACCCGTGCTACTAACTCAGCCATGCGGCGATGTACCCAGTCGTTTTCATGCGTCGGGTGTAGCCACACAACATCGGTGATGCGTGCTTCCGGACGCACCTCACCACCATCGTTACCGCCTACCCGGCCAGCGGTAAAGCCATTCTGTTCATGCGCAATCAGCTCACACAGGTCAATGATCTTGTCACACTCTTCCGGCGTAAAGCCACCACGAAGACATACGTGAGGCTCAGCGCCGACGTTAAACAGCGGGATAGGGAAACGATAATGATTGGTCATTTAACTTGCACATTCACATAAGAATTAGACGGCACCACTATGGCTACCGCTGTGTTGGAATACGGGACATACACGGTCACAGCATTCACTGCAACTGAAGGCACACCCGCACCACCTGGGAAAGTTACACCCAAAAATGTAGCTGAAGCACCTGTTGTTGCCGGGACGTATGGATTGTACACCACGTTGCCTGCAAAATAGACTTCAGCATTGGGTGGATTTGCTGTGTAATACGCAGCATTAGGCGGATTGGCCGTGTAATAGGCCGCATTTGGTGGGTTGGCCGTATAGTAATCCGCATTTGGCGGGTTTGTATTCGAACCTGGTGTACAGGTATAGTTGACCTGGTACTGAAACGCACCAGTCGGCGACGGGCAAGTATTTGAGGTGAATGTAGCGTAGGTATAATTGGCCGGCGAACCTGTTGCCGCGTACTCGCCGACAGTGATGTAATTGGTAGGCGGCGTAGCGGTACCTGGCACCAGTGAAGGTGGTGTCGGTGACGGTCCCACATAGGTTGCCGTTGTAGGGGTTGGTCCTACATAGGTTGCCGTAGTTGGTGAAGCAGCTGTGTAAGTGCTGTTGTCATAAGCATAGTTGCCACCGTAGGCAGCATCACCATTGGCACCTTTACCGGACACCACAATCGTCGATTTACCATACGGAATCTGCCAATTACCAGACGCGGTAAACGTCTGGGTAGACTTGATCGAGATTGAGCGCTCTCGACGGGCGGCACGCGACATCGGCATAGGTTATTTGGAGTCTTGTTGTTGAAGCGTGCCGTGGAATGTTGTACCACCATCTTCTGTCCAGAAGTACCACCAGTCCACTGCATTGGCCGCAGTAGAACGTACCGGCATTGCTCCATTTGGCCATTTGCAGGTAGGAAACACCAGTGAACGCCCTGCTGTGGCATCGTTGACGACCATGACACCGAAGCCAAAAATATCGGTACCTGCCGGCGCACCAGTAAATTGCAGCGTCACCGGAGAGGCTTGCAGCAATACCTTAAAGCTACCCTTGGTGGCCAGGTCCAATGCAACCGCACCACTGACATTAGCCGTAATGACCGTCTTTGCTTCCAGGAACTGCTGTACCAGCAGGCGTTGAAGCGTAGCCAGCGTGGTCGATGTTATATTTGGAGCAGTGATCGAGGTACCTGTCAACGGCCCCGTCAATACACCACCCGCCTTGTCCAGCTTGAGCCCATTCGCAGTTGCTTGCGCGGTGCTTACCGGCTTGTTCGCGTCAGACGTATTGTCAACGTTGTTGACACCGAGCGAAGTACGGGTAATGGCATTAATAGCCGCAGCCTGTGCAGCACTGACTGGCTTGGTGGCATCCGTGGTGTTGTCCACATTTTCCAGTACCAGATTAGTCTTGGCATTGGTTTTTTGTAAAGCGGTCAAGCCTTGGGCTGCCGTATCCACCCGAACCCGGTTACCCAGGGACGTGGCAGTTGTTGCCGCAAAGTTAGCGTCACTACCCAGCGCATCAGAGAGCTCCTTGAGCGTATCCAATACAGCCGGTGCCGAGTTGACCAGGTCAGCTTTAGCTTGTGCAATGGCCGCGGTGACATCGGTACTGTTAGCTTTTAAAGCCAAGGTGGTCAATGCCGCGGATAGATCTTCTACACTGGCTTTGGCTTGTAGGCTACCAGCTGTAACACGGGCACCTACCCTGTCGCCGGCCAGAAATTGAGATGCAGCCGCACCTTCCACCGCACGTTGGCAGGTGAAGATATTATTGTTCAAGGCCGTGATTTTAATAACTTCGTGCTCGCGTTCTACGACACCGGTTACCCGGTACACCGTGAGGTACACAAAGTCGCCTGCACCCAGTGCAGGGAAACCAGATGCGTTAGCTACACTAAGCTGCGTGTCGGTGATGCCAAACGTGGCAGCTACTGTGGTGCTGAAATTATTGATGAACCGTTGCATAGTTTATTTCACCTGAAGTTTGAAGGAAGGCCAACGAACACCCTTTACATTGACCGGATCAAAGGTGACAAGATACGCCGTGTGCTTACCCAGGTCATCTTCGGTGAGCAGATTGCCGACACTGATCTCGACGATTCCATCGTTTTTCTCGGTAAATAAACCTGTGGATTGGATAGTACTTACTTCAGAAAACACCTTGCCGTTCGACAGGGTGAGTTCATACCCTGTGATCGAGAGGAGATTAATAATCTCCCCTCCCCGAACGAGCTGGAGGGAAAAGGTGTTATCTCGTCCCGCGAAGATCGTTTCGATAATCATAGGGTGGCCTTTTTAGTCGTTGATCTGGTAAAACAGATCGTCAACCGTGACGTTGGCGCCTACACCGGTAACCGTTTTGCCGGTACCGTAGTCACGCGCCATCAAGATGGTTCCGGCCAGGCTTGCTGAATTCGACAGTACTGCCCAGCGCAACGTATTCCAGTTGTCGGCCCCCGTGGTCCAGGTCTGGTCAGCCAGACGAACACGAATACCACCGGTACCGGGTTCAACAGTCCAATCGGCCGGAGCGATTGTCTTGACGGCATAACCCGTACCGGTTTGTACCTGGGCAGCGATATCAGCCATAGTCGTGATTTCCACGATGTTGGCTTCGTCCTTGAACAGGTGCAGGTACAGATTGGTAGGTGCAGCACCGGCGCTGAAGTAAGCAGCGAGCAGTGCAGTGCGCAGTTCTTGAGATACGAGGTTAGCCATATATTAAATATCCTTGATAGGTGTAAGTATGGTGAGTTGTATGGTTGCTGAACGAAGTTCCAGCGCCCATGTGTTAAGCAAAGGATCCAAGAACCCTTGCACGATGTCGCCACCAACAATACTGTTGGAAGACACTCCGCTTCTCAGCGGGATATCGGTACGCAAACCAGCATCCATAACAAACGACGAATTGCTGCCGCCACGAAGGCGCTGTGATGCCGTAATACCGGTACCACCAATTAACTGCATGTTGGCCATGCCACCCTGTAGCTTGGTAGTGATGCGTTGCTTGGCTCCGAGCGTGCCAAATTGGTTGATACCTCCATTGCTGATGGGAGATAGCTTGATTTTGGCGTTCATGGATTGGTGTGTGTTCATACCACCATTTAAATGCGGACTTATCCGCATGACCGCAGAACCCATGGTACCCACGTTAAATACACCTTGATGCAGACGAGCCGAAATATCGAGCTCTTTGCCGACCAAGTGCACCGCCAAGATGCCTCCTGACAGTTTGGCGCTGTAGCGGTACTTACCGCCCACGCTTGGGGTACTGTAAATACCACCTGTCAACTTTTGAGCGGTGATGGCTTTGCCGCCGACCTGGCTGGTGGACTTGATACCATCCGACATCAGCACAATACTGCCCCGGATACCACCACCCACATAGCTGGTCTTAGAGATACCTGAATTAAGGTTCATGCCTCGACGTAGCCCACCGCCAACAGACGACGTGTACCCGACAGTGTCGGCCGTTTTAAGTCGAATATGCGTCTGTAACTGACCGCCAATCGAAGATGGTGACTGAATTCCGGAATGCAGCGAAGGCGAGAAGCCATAAACACCAGCTACTTGCTGGGTCGAGTACACACCACCGCGCAGATTGGCCGTCACCTTACAGCCACCACCTACTGTGGCATTGGTACTTTGCACACCACCACGTAGACGCAGCTCGAACTTACCATCAACAATGGATGTCTTGGCTACACCACCGGACAGTACTGCACCAATGGCCAGTGCACATGCAAGCAGACACACCGAAGACACGCCGCCTTGCAAACTAGCATTGGAGCCAATCGGTCCATCTGTCCCGTTCAACGTGCCACTATTGAGCTGACCTGCATTCATGTACTGTATCCCGCCAAAAACCTATGAGTAGCTTACAATTAGCCCGTATTGTCGCTGATGTTGCTGCTTTAATCAAAGCAATCTTGCGTGAAGCCAATAAATAAATCACATTGGTTTGGGGTAACGTGACTTCACCGACCCCACCGCAAGCAGGTAATCCACCATCTTTTGAGGTTGACCCTGGGTTTGCCAGTAGAGTGCATCAGCAAAATCCCCCAGAGTAGGGTACGCGGCGACACGTAAGCCAATGACGGTAGCTATTGCATCCTTCTGCTGTTGTTCGGCATTGCGAGGGTCCACAGCAATACGTTCGGGCATCTGCCAAACCCAACCTACCGGAAGATGTGTCCTTACTTCCAGCTCACCTGGCGTAAATGCAACCAACACACCGTCAAGGACATAGTGTGTGGTATCCAGCTGAGAACTGTACTGTTCAAAGGTCAACGTAACATACGAATCGGTGTAGTACTCCAATGAACGGGAGTCCACAGAACTGATGCTGGTGATTGCACCAGTATCTGTTATATAGTTTGCAATATAAATCATTTCATGGCCGCCATGACGAACATGGAACGGTCCTGAGCAGTGATACCGCTAGTACCGGTCCAATAGAGATTAAAGGTATGGTATCCCGCAGATAGGTACACACCACCACACAAAGACAGACTATCCGCCACAGCATCACCACTTGTACTAAACAAAGTACTGCCATTGCATGTAAGTTGTGCTAACCAACTTTGACCTGTTTGGTTGGTGTAACTCTGCTTCATGGAAGCCACACAGATGTAGGTGGCCGGATGTGGTACATACAGTCCGATAGTGAGGATGTTGCCGGAACCTGTAGGGTAACTGGCATTGGTAAAACGAGGGACAGTGATGGACTCCCCTGCAATTTTTAGGGTGTCGATGTCGGCGTTACGGATACGTGCCTTGTCGATGTAGACGATGCCGCTGTCAATAATGAAAGGCTTGACTCTGTCCGGTCCAGTGCGACCCACCCAGAAGCGATCCACATCGAAGCCTGCGTCAACCAGACGTCCATCGTTATGAACACCAAAACCACCAATCAATCCATTGACGGATACTTTGGCCGTGTATAACGAACCAATTTCCACTACTTTGCCGTCCAATACAACGATCTTCGAGCTCAAGCCAATCTGGCCAGTGGCCACGTTGCCATTGACCGCTACCTCAGTTGTGGTCATCCGGCTGGCCAAGGCACCATCTGCATCCACCCTGGCTTTGGATTCTTCTTGAACTGCCGCGGCGTTTTGCCCCACCTTGGTAAATAGCAATGTGAAGTCTCCGGCATAGCCGGAATCCTTACCTGAACGCAAAATCTGTTCATTCTGAAACAAGCTGAAGTTTTGACCTACTGCCGTGCTCAAGGTGGTCAAGGACGTCAACAAAGCATTGTCGCCCTCCGTGCGCTGGGTGATTTCTTCTTGCACGAAGGTCATGGCCTGTTCTGAGCCACTTTGTACCTGATTAAGTGCATTAAGCAGCGCAGCATTGGCATTAATCCGGTCCTGGATTTCCGTGGACACGCGGCCATTGACCATGGTGATCCCACCAATAGTGGTCTTCAATGCCTGGGCCAGTACGCTTTCATCGATTTGACCCGTCAAGCTCTCCAGGGTAGCTAATGCCCTTGGCTTGGACGTCGTCGATGCCGGCCCAATCGTAGCCCCCACCGTGCCATTGACCGAGACAATCTCGATCCAGTAGTAGTAGGTGATCGGTACCGGGATGTCGATCTGGTCGTAGAAAATACTGCCAGCCACAATTGCCAGCTGGATTGCATTGGCAAACACCGGCGTAATGCCGCGGTATAAAATTGTGTGCGCCACGGCATGAGAATTCAGCGTAGGCCAGGACCACGACACATTGATACCGCCAAAGACCACATTGGCCGACAGACTGACGCTGTTACTGGGGTCACCTGGCTTAGGGCCAGGGAAGTCACCAGTACCACAGAAGCCGCTTTCACAAGACATAGTTACCCCGTTGCATGTTTATTCCCAGTATTATCGCACCATTCCATACAGGAAACCCACCCACAGGGCAACTATTCATTGCTCAACACCGTAGAAAGACATTCATGATCACTATCACCGGCAAGAACGGCAGTAAAGCCACCATCCTGGCCCACAGTATTTCCCTGGCAGGCAAAGAGATGATCACCTGGGAGATCGAGTATCCTCGATTGATCCTGGCCGAGCTCAACACCCACCGTATGCTGTCACGCAACAGCTTCAGCAGCCGTGCAGTACCCTTCCTCAAGATGCTGGAACAGTTGGACGGCGAGCCAGTACGCTTCGGCGCTAACCAAGCTGGCATGCAAGACAAAGGTGACGACTACGATGTTCCAGTAGATGTCGGATCTGCTATGGGTTTCACCCATCCATACACAGTTAATCCAAGAACAGCGTGGGAACAGGCCAAAATTATGGCCATTGCCTTTGCCGAAGCATTTAGTAAAGCCGGCTATCACAAGCAGGTCTACAACCGGCTGCTCGAAGCATGGCAGATGCAGAAGACGGTCCTCTCGGCTACCGAAGTGGATAACTTCTTCTGGTTGCGTGACGACGATGCAGCTGATCCCACCATCCGTGAGCTGGCCCGCGTCATGCAGATGGCTAGGAATGTCTCAACCCCTGAACTGTTGCAACCAGGTCAGTGGCATTTGCCTTACATACTCATCAGTAAATTGCCAGGTGAGATTTTCTATTCATTGGATATGGATACATTCTTGCGCAATGAATTCTTATCAACAGACGAAGCCATCAAGGTGTCCTGTGCCCGTTGTGCCGCGGTCAGCTACCGCAACGAAGGCTACGACTTGGCCAAGAGCCTGGAAGTGTATGACCGGCTAGTTGGCAGCGATAAGAAGCATGCCAGTGCATTTGAACACTGCGCTACGCCGATACGAGAACAGATTCATAACAATGATCCGTTTACCTGGGAACCTGGTGTAACCCACATGGACCGTAACGAGAAACTCTGGTCCGGCAACCTGCAAGGTTGGATCCAGTACCGCAAGCTCATCCCCGGTGAGTGCTACTCCAGCACTAACTAACACACAATAGTCCCCAAGTAGTTGTTGCAAATAGAAAATAAATCTGTTGCGCAACTTCAATTCTTGGGTACTATGCACTTTCCAACCAGAAGTTGTTGAGCCGCATGCCCATTTGTTCCTGGGGTGTTCGGCTCTTTTTTTGTCATCACAGGAATAAGGATAAAACAATATGCAATCAACCCATCAACCTACCTGGCGCCGGCCGTCAACCATAACGGCCCGTGTATATGATCCAGGGATGGGGGAAGCGGTGGCAAACCGCACGGTCAATCGCAAGATCGACCGGCCAACTTCCCGTACTCAAGTCATCAACCTTCCTCGCCGTGACGATATGTCGCTCGATGACGAAGTCACCGCCTACTGCAAATCCACCAACCTGAAAATCGACGGCTACCACGTAGACAAGGGCGACCAGGAAAAAGTCATCATCACCCTCAACGTCATCGCCGACGTTGAAATCGAAAAGTGGGCCGACGTGGCTCACCGCGTTGCCTACGGCAATGCCATGCTCGACCCCCGCAATGAACGCCGTGATGGCTACGATCAAAGCTTCCCGTTCAAGGATGAATACGACGCCATGCACCATCACTTGCGTCAGGCGTCCCTGCTCATGTCCGGCCGCCACCTGCAACACGGTGACAAAAACCAGATCAATCGCAACATGGAAGTGTTCACAAACTGTAGCACCTCGGCCATGAGCTTCCTGGAATTCTACCTCCTGCTCAATGGCTCCGGTGTCGGCCGTTGCTACGACGACGCCATGATGCAAGTTGACTGGCGCCTGATGCCAACCGTGATCTGCACCATTGACGGCATGCACAAGGACGTACAATCCGGCGAGATCATCGCTCTGGATGAACGTAGTGCCCGTCACCTGTACGTTCACAAGACCAACCACATCTTCCATGTTCCTGACAGCCGTGAAGGCTGGGCACAAGCCGCAGAGAAGATCGAAGTCATGACCTTCGCCGGCTGCTTCCGTAACGATGTCCTGATTCTGGACTTCAGCGGTGTACGTGCTCGCAATTCCCCAATCGCCGGCATGCAAGACCGCCCGGCATCCGGACCTGGCCCGATGATGACCGCCATTACCAAGGTATCGGTACTGCGTGACGCCGGCATGGAACCTTGGCGTGCCACCATGTACGCTGACCACTACTATGCCGAATGTGTGCTGGTCGGTGGTGCACGTCGCGCTGCACGCATGGCCACCAAGCTGTGGAAAGACAAGTCGATCTTCGGCTTCATTGAACTCAAGCGTGGTGGTTTCCTCTGGTCGAGCAACAACTCGGTCATGGTAGACAAGGAGTTCTGGGACAGTGCGGAATTTGTCGCCAACACCCATATACTTCATGGTTACGAGCTGATCAACAAATCCGCTTTCCACAAGCTGATTGGTGAGAAGTGTTTCACCGACACCCAGATCCACGCATGGAAAGTGTTCGTCGCTGCATGTGAAGCTTCCTACCATGATGGTACGGGTGAACCTGGCTTCATTACCGTGTCGTCCCTGACTTGGAACGGTGAAGGTAGCGAGAACCTGCTCGATGGCGAATTCGCCGAATCGGCCAAGTACAAGCTCAGTCCTGAAGCCAAACAGCTTAGCCGTGTGCTGGCCCAGGTCTGGTCGCGCATGCAGTACAAGGTCATCACCAATCCTTGCGGCGAGATCGTCCTGAACCTGCTGGGTGCCTACTGCGTCATCGCTGACGTGGTGCCATTCTTTGCTGGTTCGTCCTACGCCAAGCCAACTACCGAACTGGTATTTAGCGGCCAGGCTGAATGGATTGCTTATTATGACAACGTGGATCTCGATACAGAAGATGCTTTCCGTACCGCGGCCCGTTCTTTGATCCGCACCAACCTGATGGACAGCATGTACGGCAAAGAAGTGGCTCGCACCAACCGTATTGGCATCGGCATGACTGGCTTGCATGAATATGCCTGGTCCCGTTTCGGCTTCGGCTGGAAGGACATCGTTGATGAAGCCAAGAGTAAAAGCTTCTGGCTCAAGCTCAGTCACTTCAAGCGTGCCATCCAACAGGAATGTGCCCAGTACGCCAAGCTGATTAATGTCGTTGTCCCGCACACGGATACCACGATGAAGCCAGCAGGTACCACCTCCAAGCTGTTCGGCCTGACCGAAGGCGCCCACCTGCCATCCATGGGTGAGTACCTGCGCTGGGTCCAGTTCCGTAATGACGATCCGTTGATCGACACCTACGCTGTATTGGGCTACCCAATCCGCAAGCTGCAAACCTACAATGGCACCACCATCGTAGGCTTCCCAACGGTTCCTACCATCAGCACCCTGGGCATGGGCGACAAGCTGGTCTTTGCTGGCGACGCCACTCCCGAAGAGCAGTATCAGTACCTGCGCTTGCTGGAGAAGTACTGGATTATCGGCGTTGAAGAAGACGGTGTCACACCATTACGCGACACCGGCAACCAGGTCAGCTACACCCTCAAGTACAAGCCACAAGACACCAGTTTTCCTGTGTTCATGCAGACCTTGATGGAAGGCCAGTCCACCATTCGCTGCTGTAGCGTAATGCCGCAGTCCGATACCTCGGCCTACGAGTACCTGCCAGAACAACCTGTCACCAAAGCCGAGTTTGAAATGATCGTCGCAGCGATCAAGAAAGACGACGCCAGTGTGCAGGAAGAAGTCGGCATGGAGCACGTTGACTGTGCTTCAGGTGCGTGCCCAATCAACTTTGGCGCCAACGTCAAGGACTCTTAAACCATGACTGAAACCTGGCGTCCCGTGCCCGATTACGTGGATCTGTATGAGGTGTCGAACCTCGGTCAGATTCGCTCGGTCGGCCGTGATGTCAGCAACAACCGGGGAGGGCTGCGTTACATGCCCGACCTGGTGCTGACACCACAGATCAACACCAAGCGTGGCGGCTACCACAGCGTCACGTTGAACAAAGATGGACACAAGAAGACTGTGTACATCCATCTCATGGTGCTGCATGTTTTCGTCTGTCCGCGACCCTCTCCAGAAATGGAAGGTTGTCACGGTGACGGCGACACGGCCAACAACCGACTCGACAACCTGCGCTGGGATACCCCGGTAAACAACGCAGCCGACCGGACGTTGCACGGCACCCAGGTCAAGGGTGAGGCCAGCAACCTGGCAGTACTCACCGCCGACAAAGTACGCGACATTAAACGACGAGCAGAAGATGAATCCTACACCGACATTGCAGCCGACTTTGGGATCTCCCGTCAACAAGTTAGCCGCATTGTTCGGGGGGAACAATGGAAGCACGTTGATTGATTGGCCAGACTTAAAAATTCCACCTATTAATTTGTGGAATGCTCCCCGATAATATCTACCCGGATATCTTAGGGGTCTTCTTTTTTCTTTACAGGAACACCATGCTCTGCACGCATTGCTCCAATCAAGCAGCATTTGGCTCAGGTAAATGCCTTAACTGTCAATTAATTACTGCTGGCTTGAGCCCCAAAACAGCATTACCCAATCCTCGGGATCGTGGCCGCAGCGGCGACCGTTCAATGGCTGAGTTGTACCCCAAGTACTACAAAGCCATCCCCCCAGACTGGGACACGATCGACGTCTACGGCGTCTGTAAGTTGTTCCCGGTAGATGATGACAGTGGTTGCATTCGCCATGCTGTCAAAAAGCTGCTGGTACCTGGTGTCCGCACTGGTGGCAAGAGCTTCTACGATGACATCCGTGAAGCACGCGACACCTTGAATCGCTGGATGCAGCTCAACCCTGAACCGGTTCTGCCGCCAGCCGGCTCCATGGCCCATTCCCTGGCACTGGAACCGAAAACAAAATAAGCGAAGCGGGTGCGCTCCGCGCACTCTCTCGACAATAACCAATTCATAGGCACATCATGACGCAAGCACGCTATATCAACACGTCTTCCGTACCGTTGTCGATGGCAGTATTTCTGGCCACCGACAACTACGACCACAATGCAAATACCATCTCGGCCACCTCCCTCATTAAACCATTGCGTCAACTGATCCTAGGTGGCCGGGTACCTCAAGAACTGAGCTTGCCGGACCTGACAAGCATGATCGCTTCTCGCGTTGGCACTGCCATTCATGATGGTATCGAACGCAGCTGGTTGAACAACTACAAGGTGGCTATGGCCGCACTGGGTTACCCACAGAAGGTCATCGACATGGTAAAGATTAATCCTACCAAAGAAGAGCTGGGCTATTACGCCAAAAAAGGTATAGAGATCATCCCGGTGTATCTGGAACAGCGCTCGACCAAGCAAGTTGGCAAGTACCTGGTCAGTGGCAAGTTCGACTTCGTCGGCCAAGGCCGGCTGGAAGACTTCAAGACCACCGGCACCTACACGGCGATGCACAACACCAACGACGCCAAGTACATCCTACAAGGCTCGATCTACCGTTGGCTCAATCCAACCATCATCACCGAAGACGAAATGAGTATTCAGTTTATCTTCACCGACTGGTCGGCAATGCAGGCACGTCAGAACCCGAACTACCCGCAGCATCGCTTTCAGCAACGCCGGTTGAAGCTCATGTCGATCGCCGACACCGAACGCTTCATCACCAAGAAGCTGTCGGACTTTGATGACCTGGTGGACCTGCCTGAAGGCGATCTGCCACTGTGCACCGACGACGACCTGTGGCGCACCGAGCCCGTGTACAAATGGTACAAAAACCATTCCATGGAAACGGTAGCGACCGCTGTAAAAAGCACCAAGAACTTCGACACCAACCTCGAAGCCCGTACCCACATGATGACCATCGGTAAAGGCGCCGGCGTGGTCGTCACCAAACCTGGCCAGGTCAACGCATGCAAGCACTGTCCTGGCTTTGCTGCCTGCACGCAGAAGGACCAACTTATTGCCGCCGGCGACCTGGTCCTGTAAATAACAACAAGGATATCGCATGAAAACCAATGATGAAATGACGTTCCACCCGACCGCTGAAAAGTTGGTTGCAATCCTGTGTAAAAAAACGCAGAACGATAATCCGCTATTCTTTCGCGTCCTGGTGGGGTATTACTTCTCCATGGTGGCGTCATCGATGCGCTGCATCATTGCGACTCATGACCGCGGTGATATCCCTGTCAATATGTACGCCTTGAACTTGGGTACTTCCGGCTCCGGTAAGGGATTTTCCACCAACATCATCGAGTCGGAAGTAGTTCACCGCTTTCGTACCCGGTTCATGGAAGAGACTTTTCCGATCCTGGCCGAACAAAATTTACCTAAGCTGGCAGTGAAACGTGCAGCACGTAAAAACTGCGATCCTGAAGAAGAACTGGTACGGGTACAAAAAGAATTCGATGGCCTGGGCTCATTGGTTTACACCTTTGATTCCGCTACACCGGCAGCCATCAAACAGATGCGCCACAAGCTGTTGATGGCCAACGCTGGTAGTGTCAATTTACAAATTGACGAGATTGGTTCCAACCTACTGGCTTCGGTGGATGTGCTCAACACCTACCTGGAACTGTACGATGTCGGCAAGATCAAAACCAAGCTGATCAAGAACACTTCCGATAATGTACGTAGTGAAGAAATCACCGGCCAGACACCGACCAACATGATGTTGTTCGGTACGCCAGCCAAGCTGCTCAACGGCGGCAAGGTGGAAGAAGAGCTGTACTCCATGCTGGAAACTGGCTACGCACGGCGCTGCTTTTTCGGCTACAGCAAGGCCGGCAACACCCAGAAGAAGCTGACCCCGCAAGAGGTCTACGACCAGCTCACCGACAAGACATCGAACTCTTGGATGGAAGACCTGGCCGATCGTTTCGACCACCTGGCTGACATGATCAACGTCAACAAGCGTCTGGTCATGTCGATAGACACATCCCTACTGCTCATCGAATACAAGATGAAATGTGAGGATGCCGCCTACCTGCTGCCGGAACATGAAGAGATCAAGAAAGCCGAGATCTCCCACCGCTACTTCAAAGCACTGAAACTGGCCGGCGCCTATGCTTTCATTGACGATTCGCCTGAACTGACCAGCGATCACCTGTACCAGGCCATTAAGTTGGCCGAAGAATCAGGTACAGCGTTTGAATTGATCCTGACACGTGACCGCAATTACGTTAAGTTAGCCAAGTATTTGGGCTCCGTGCAACGCGAAGTTACCCAGGCCGACCTGACCGAAGACTTACCGTTTTACCGCGGTCCTGGTGGCAGCAAAACCGAAATGCTGACGCTGGCAACGGCATGGGGCTACAAGAACAACGTGATCATCAAGAAATCGTTTTCCGATGGCATCGAATTCCTGCGTGGTGAAACCCTCAAGGCCAGTCATGTCGACTCCATGATCATGGCTTACAGCTCGGACATGACGACCGACTACAACAACGATCGTGGTGCGTTTGACGAGATGCACCGTCTTACGCAGCTACCAAATTACCACTGGGTGTCACACCACCTGGTGGGTGGCTATCGCAATGAAGACAATGCCATCCCTGGCTTCAACATGATTGTGCTCGACGTCGATGGCGGCGTCAAAATGAGTGTCGTCAAGACGCTCATGGCCCAGTACAAGTACCTGATCTACACGACCAAACGGCACCAAACGGCGGAAGCCAATGGTGAAGACAGGTTCCGCCTGGTCATGCCGATCAACTACGAGCTGAAGATGGATGCCAAGGACTTCAAGGATTTCATGTCCAACATCTTTGAATGGCTGCCGTTTGAAGTAGACGATCAAACCAATCAGCGTGCCCGCAAGTGGATGACCTGTTCCATGACGCTGGAAGGACTTCCTGGTCATCACGAGTACAACGAAGGCGAGATCTTTGATGCGCTACCGTTCATCCCGAAAACCAGTAAGAACGAAGAGCGTAAAGCACTGCTGACCAACCAGCAGGGCATGGACAATCTTGAACGCTGGGTCATGAACAACATAGGTGACGGTAACCGCAATAACATGCTGCTACGCTTCTCGATGATCCTGGTAGATGCTGGCTTCGGTATGGAAGCCATCCGTCAAAAGGTGATGGCTCTGAATGAGCGTATCGCCGACAAGCTAAGCGAATCTGAAATCATGAGCACCATTATGGTGTCGGTGATGAAGGCGATCGCCAAGCTCCCATAACAAATCAAGGAGGCTTCGGCCTCCACTTTACAAGGAGTCCTCATGGGCTGCGATATTCACCTGTATTCAGAATCATTCATCAACGGTAAGTGGGTAGCTGACCGTATTGATACCCTCAGAACCCCTACCGTAGAAGAGCAAGAAGACGGCGAACGTATAGATATTTCAACGTCCTATGACGGGGACCGGAACTATTCGTTGTTTGGCTTGCTCACCAATGGTGAGGTACGCCGTGAAGTGTCATTCGGCTTACCCAACCAGGGTATGCCTACAGATGCGTCAGACATCATCGCTGATATGCACGAAGCATGGGACACCGATGCCCACAGCGAAAATCACCTGACGGTCAAACAGCTCAAAGAAAAGGCGATGGAACTGATGGTCATCCCAGATCCCTATGCCCTGGACTATCTGCAATATCTTAACGGGCTGATCACTGGCTTGCCTCCAGCTACCCAACCCAACCCTGAACACCAGCGTATCGTGTTCTGGTTCGATAATTAACTCTTAGAAAGTAAATATGATGCAATTCATCGGTACCAAGATCATCAAAGCCAAGCCAATGACTCGTGGTGAATACAACGAGTATCGTGGTTGGGCACCACCCGACATGGAAGACCAATCAGTAGCTGGCTACCTGGTTGAATACATGGACGGTGGTGGTGCTAATGATGTGCGCCACACCGGCTACATCAGCTGGTCGCCGGCCGAGCAATTCAACCTGGCCTACCGTGAGTATGGTCACATGACCTTCGGTCTGGCAATCGAAGCCATGAAAATGGGGCATAAGGTAGCGCGTACTGGCTGGAACGGTAAGGGCATGTTTGTGTTCCTCGTCGCCGGCAGTACGTTCACCGTTAACCGTGCACCGCTGCTGGACTTCTATCCGGCTGGTACTGAAATCACTTACCGTCAGCACATCGACATTAAAGGTGTTGATGGTTCAATCTCGACCTGGGTACCGTCAATTGGTGATGTGCTGGCCGAAGACTGGTCCATCGTCACGTAACAGCCTATGTGAGGTGTCCTCCGGACACTTCTTCGACAATTTAGCAGGTTGCTTTGCTCCCTGCTTCCCACCCTGGAGATCTAACCTGATGGCCCAACAACAAATTAACGACAACCTGGTATTGGTGGGAGGTAAATCCGCCACCGGCAAGTCAGCCTCCCTCATGGGACTGGCTAATCCAGAAGGCGTTGCCTACTGCAACTGCGAGGCCGGCAAGAAGCTACCTTTCCGTTCAAAGTTCCGCGAGTTCGTCATCACGGACCCATTGCAGATCCTTGAAGTGTTCGACTGGATCGAGCTGCCGGAACAAGCCAAGTACCACACCATTGTCATCGACACGCTGACATACCTGCTCGATATGTACATTTCTTTGTACATCATTCCTTTGGCAGATGGCCGTGCAGCCTGGGGTCAGTTCGCCCAGTACTTCAAGAACCTGATGCAGCAGAAGGTTGCCGCATGCACCAAGAATGTCGTCTTTATGGCGCATACCCTGGACAGCATGAACGAAGCCGAAATGGTCATGGAAACAAAAGTACCTGTGCCTGGTTCACTGAAGAACAACGGCATTGAATCGTTCTTCTCCTGTGTCCTGTCAACCAAGAAGATGACCATCAAGGCGTTGAGAGACTTCGACAGCCCTTTGCTGATCATTACCGACGAAGAACTGGCTCTAGGCTACAAGCACGTCTTCCAGACCCGTCTTACCAAAGAAACGAAGGACGAGCGCCTTCGTGGCCCAATGGGCATGTGGTCGATCAAGGAAACCTACATCGACAACAATATGCAGCTGGTTTTGAACCGTCTGCACGAATATTACGCTTGAACAGCGTAGTGATCTGTATTAAACTGCTCAGCTCCCTAGAACATCTTTGAGCTGCGCAGCGTGGCATCCAGTTGCATTCAACTTCACCCAATTACTTAACACAAGGAAATACCCTTTATGAACATGCTCGCATCCCTCAAAGCCGAAGACGGCGTCAAAGTTGCCGAAGAAAAAGACACCCTTGGTGGTGGCTTTGGCCCAGTCGAATCCAACGCCTACCATTCCAAAGTCGGAATGGCTTATGTGGCCAAGTCCGAAGGCGGCGCCCTGGGCCTGTTTCTGACCCTGCTGGCGACTGTCGGCAATGAAGTCAAAGAAATCCGCCAGACCTTGTGGATGACGTCCGGCAACGCCAAAGGCAACAAGCCGTATTACACCAAGGACGGCGAGAACTACCCGCTGCCAGGCTTTAGCCAGGCCAAGTCGCTGGCACTGCTGACCACCGGCAAGGAAATGTCCGACCTCGACACCGAGGAAAAGACCATCAAGCTGTACAACAAAGAAGCCAAAGCCGATGTACCTACCAAGGTGCAAGCCGTGGTTGAACTCATCGGCCAGGAAATCATCGTCGGCATCATCAAGCAGACGGTTGACAAGAACGAGAAAAACGACGCTGGCCAGTACGTGGCCACCGGCGAAACTCGTGAAGAGAACGAGATCGACAAGTTCTTCTGCGCCAAGGAAGGTCATGAAAACAAGACCACCACCGAAATCAAGGCCAACGCCGCGGCCGAGTTTTACCCTGAATGGGTTAAGAAGAACGCCGGCGTGACGCGCAACAAATCCAAGGGCGCAGCTGCTGGCGGTACTCCTGGTGCCCCAACCGCGGCCGGTGCTGCCGCAGGTACGCCGAAGCCGAAGCAAAGCCTGTTCGGCACCACGCCGTAAGCAACCCACCCGTGCTCTCTTCGGGGAGCACGCTTATCCCTCACCAGTGAGAAATAATGAGCCTGACTCCCACCCGTCGTCCCCATGAAGCTCGCGTCATCGGAGAAAAATCCGAACTCGATGTACGCATCTTCAGCTTGGCTTCCTTCTTCGGCAGCCCAATGTTTGCCCAGGTCGATGTTGCAGAACAACGCCGGCTACGTGCCCAGCATGATGCCATGGTTGCCTACTGCAACATCCTGGTTGAACGTATTGAAGCGTTTTCTCCGGTTGTTGGTATCATCAACCTGGACAACCCTGGTCCGCGTGGTCATGAAAATGTGATCGAGCTCAATCCTGATCTGGCCGGCCAGGCCGTGTTCAAGGAAGAAGTTCCGATCGGCGCCAAGCCAATCAACGACATCGACACCTTCGCCATGATGGTGGATCATTGGCATGCCAAGGGCATCGAAAAAGGCAACCGTTTGCTGGAAATTCCGGAAGGCACTTCCGTTGAATTGGTGGACGCGAAGAACCCTACCGAAGTCGTTGCAATGGACCTGACCGGTCCTTACCTGCAAGTGTTCAAGGTCGGCGCCATGGCCGTGCTGAACGTCTTCAAAGATCTGCCGTTTGGCGCCAGCATCGAAGAAGCACCGGAAATCGCCACCGATGACTCAGCTGCTTCATAGTCCTGATATCTGCGTGGTGGGTTTCGACCCATCACTACGAAACTGGGGCATGGCCAAGGGCACCATCGACATGGAAAAGGCCGTGCTGCTGCTCAATCAAGTTGAAGTAATCCAGGCCGTGTTACCCACCGGCAAACAGGTTCGGCAAAATAGCCTGGACTTAGAAACAGCGTATCAGTTAGCCACTGGTGCACTGGCCTTCGCAAAGGGCGCACAAGCGATCTTTGTTGAGGTTCCGATAGGAAGCCAGTCAGCTCGTGCAATGGCTTCCTATGGCATCTGTGTGGGCGTCCTGGGGGCATTACGTGCCACCGGTATTCCCTTCTTTGAAGTGACCCCTACCGAAGTCAAGCTGGCGGCTTGCAACAAGAAGACCGCCACCAAGGCTGAGATGATCGCCTGGGCCATGAAGCAGCACCCTGAAGCCAACTGGCCGATGCAAAAAGAAAACGGCGCAATGGTAGTAATTGCCGGTAAAGCGGAGCACATGGCCGACGCTACCGGCGCCATATATGCCGGTGTTCGCACCAACAGCTTCAAACAAACGCTGCACCTGCTGCAATTTAAGCAGGCAGCATAATCCACGTAGTACCTGAAAGAAAGCACACGCACTATGAACATCACCTTTAAACAACCTGAGATCGAATTGGCTTTGCGTCAGTACATGGGCCGCAAGCTGGACCTGAGCAATTCCACCCTGGCCATCGCATTTAACATGGGCCGCGGCGAAAACGGTCTGGTGGCAAATCTGACGATCGAAGACGCACTGGTACCGAACTTCTCCGCTCTGGTTGAAGACGACGTGGCCAAGTTGGTAGCCACCGGCGTTTTCGTCAACAGTATTCCGGACGGCGACGATCCACGCCAGGTACCGCTTCAAGCAACCAAGTCGACAACCAAAACCAAGGTTACTGATCTTGTGATCCTGGCAGTTGTCGACGTTGCAGAACCTGTCGCTGAAGTGCTCGTCGATGTGGCCGATCCGGTCGACGTCGTACTGGCTGAAGTTGCCACGGCATCCGTGCTGACCGAACCGGTAGAAGCGCCAATCGCCGAAGCCAAGCCAGCTGAAGCTGAACTGGTGCCGGAAGTACCGCTGCCTGTACCTGAAGCGGCCGCCAAGACGACCACTTCGCTGTTCGGCCCTAACTAAACAGTGCGGACCATCCTCCAGAGAGTAGGGGGATTTCTCCTTGCTCTCCTTGCGGTTGTCTTCGGCGTTGCCTTGTACTTTCTCTGGCTAATTGTCCTATACCTGGTTGTGTTAGTCTTTGCCGTTGCGACGGTGTACTACATGATCCAGGCATGGTTCAAGTACCGGCGAACGCGCAAGACATAGCCAAGCACACGCAGTAAAATCACTACCTACCATTCGGATAGAATGGGGGTAGTGCCAATACCAGAGCGCTGGGGCATTGAAGGACGGAAATGTAGAGCCTAAAATGTAGCCCCACCACCTGTAGTCAAGGCAGGTCGTTCTGGTATTGAAGATTGTAGTAGTAAAGCTAAGCGGTAACAATTCAGGTGACACAAGGTACAACCGGGGAGGTAACTCCACGTTATTGATACTGGCCACGCTACTGTGGAAACTAGCTTGTATGCGACAGACCAGTCCTAAAAATCAGTCAAGCGACAGACTTCAAACCAAGACAGAAAGCAAAGACTTTCCGTTAATCTCCCCCGCGTCAGTGGGGAGAGCCTACACATAGTCTGGCTTCTCATGTTCGTTAGCGCGATCTGATGCTTGCCTAATTTCCTGGGGAGTGGCCATACCGGGAAAGTTGGACAAGGAACGGGATCGGAGGGGTAGCTACCTTGATTCCAGCGAGTCAGACTATGTGTAGGTACCAGTCTTATCAGTAGGCTGGCCGCCGAACCGGCCATTAGCTCATGTTGGAACTTGGTGTGAAGCCAGGGAGCAGCCTCTTCACCTGTGAGATTCTGATCTGAAACGCTTGTAACCCTTAATACGGGCACGGTTTAGCGTATCCATAAAACAGAGTACCTGCACGTTAAATTCCCACCGCGTTAGTGTGGGAAAGATCAATGTGGATGTAGAACTGAACAACGTATCATGCAAGTCCAGTAGTCCGGACTGCTGGATGAAGGCGTTGGGATGGTCGATTTAAAAGCTGGGTAACCAAGCCAGCCATCCACTCCAGTAATGCGGTTCAACTCCGCTCGCTTGCCGAGATTGTGGTAAAAGCTACAAGGGTTCGATTCCTTTGGCTGTTCGATCCGGTGTTGTGGCCGGTGGGCAGTATATGGTAAATAGGCGGCAACTGAAGCCCTGTCCTCTTCACGTAGACAGGGCTTCTTTCATTTCAATTACTGACCGTTGTACACCGTCGTGGTGAACGGGCCAGTTACCAGACCCACCGTGGTCACCGAATCCAATGAGCTGAAGTAGCTCAGTGCACCGCCGTTAAACGGATTGCCGAAGTGGTTTGTAACACCGGAATCCAACACAGTTGGCTGGTCACCGAGCATGTGTTCAGCTGCCATGATGGCCAGCACCCGACCAGGACTATCCTTGTAGATCCGACCCAGAATTTTCTGGATACGGATGTAGTACTTGGAGAACATAATCAACCCCGAATCATTAGCATACTGGATCTTCCGGTGTGTCGGGACGTCATAGTTGATGAATGATTCCGATGCACGCTGCACTGCCTGCTCGTGCGTCAACGGGTTCTTCTTCGTCATGTCGTGCTGGTACAGCGTGTAGCGGGCCAGGAAGTCACTGATCTGCGTAGCGTAGCTCATCACCTTGTAAGGCGCTGTGCTGTGGTGCATCGTCAGCAATTGCAGACCTTTCAGGATGTGCGGATTCACCGCTTCCACTGCACCATCAATCTTCTCGGTAAAGCGTGACTTGTACGAGTACACGTCTTCATCAACGCTGACATCTTCCACGATGGTAGGCATCAAGCCAGCATCAATGAGTGGCCGGATAGGATTGCGAGCTAAGCTGTCTTCCAACCGCTTGACCTGGTACGCCACCTTGGCGACCGTGTTGCCCGGTTCCAGATAGCCGGTCTGCTGCTGGTGCTTCAAGCTAAACAGCTTGGCACTGTCCTGCTTGTATTCCCATGCTGCCTTAAAGGCGACCCGGTGACTCTTGACGATCTGAAGTGGTGACACACCCATCATGAACAGCTGCGACCAGTTAGAACGCAGGTTACCCGTCATGGTGGACCAGGATTTCACTACCAGGTTGGCCTTGGTTTCCTTGACGATCGCCTGCCAGATGTCTTCCGTTTGACGGGTACGTAACTGCGCCTTCTCACCGAAGCTGGCTGTCATAATTTCAACGAACATCCCTTCAACGAAACCACGCTGGGACGCTTCCTTGTCAAACATGGTGCCCAGGCTTAGCTTGCGGTAGCCAAAATTAATGTCCAGCACATCGTTACGTACCTTCATACCGGCCTGGCCAAACAAAGCCAAGGCAGCTTGCTGGGTATCCCGCGGCATCATGTTCCACAGTTCACGCAGCTGGGGATCCGAACTTGCCGGACCCACGCTCAGGTAGCTGTCGATATTCTCGGCGTAGTCCGCCTGATACTGATCATGCAGAGCCTTGACGGCGTTGCGGTTCTGTACCTTGGACGATACCTTATCTAACGTGTTGCCGGCCATGGCGCCCAGCAGTTTGCCGGTACGGTTATCCCGGTTCAACAGCTTGTCCTTGACGGTACTGCTCATCATGTAGCGGTAGTTCGTAATGTCGCCGTTCGGGCTCAGTACAGGAGCCATGTGAGTAGCCGTAACCTGCAACGGATCGAATGCAGTACCGGTAAACATGGCTTGAATCTGTGCCCGTTTGCCGGCAGCAATGCTGGCCATGTTCGCTGCGTTTTGCTGGCCGGCAGCCGAGATCGAGATTGCACCGGCAATGACCTTGTTGCCCTTGGCCCGTGAATCGGTGGTGCTGAAGATCCCCGAATTCCACTGCTTCACACCACCATCACGTAGCGAGTAAATCCGCTTCTTCTCGGTGAATGGATCGGCAGCATCCTGGGCCAGGTAACCTGGCATCGGGACGTAACCACGTCGCACCAGTTCATCACCTTGTGCATCAGTCGCCATCACCACCGACATATATGGGTCGTACACTTCCGGCACATAACCTTTCATGTGCAGCGCTTCGGAGCCGGCGAACAGCTTGTCTTTCGCTTCCTTCTGCAAAGCGGTATGAGTCTTCATGACCATCTCAATACCGTGACCGCCATCAGTGCGTGCAACTTCGGCGTCAAACACTTCACGCAGCGCATCAATGTCTTTCTTGTCGGCGTACTTGAGCGCGTACAGCGAAGCCAAGCGATCAATGATCTTCTCAGCTGCGACTGCATTGGCTTCAGTAACCTTGTTGGTCATACCGGTACCGTGCACACGGGCGATGTTCCCGGCATTGAACAACTGGTGAGCCACTGTGATCTTGTTCGTGGCAAGGTAAAAGCCAAGTGCCTTGGCCGAGGTGGTGTAAAACCGTTTCATCTGGCCGGTCAGCTGGGCTTCATGCGCAGCGATTTCAACCTGGACGATCGAACGGTCATGCACCATGTCATGCAGCTGGGCGACCGTGTATTGCGAAGCCAACGCCTGCATGTCACCACGCAGTACCACCGCGGTCAGTGCCTTGTTGTGTTGCTCTTTCAAATCTTCACCTGCATTGGCAAAGCTGTCCGTCACCGCTTGCGAAATGTGGGTGATGGCGTCCTTGCGCTTGCCTTCCA